CATGGGCAGATACAATCTGTGAAGTACTATCTATGCTTACTTATGGATTTAGTTTTCATGAAATAATCTATAAGGTACGTAGAGGACCCCTTGAAAACAATGGCAAGTATAGAAGTAGACATAATGATGGTAAGATAGGGTGGAGAAATATAGCAGGTAGAGCTCAATCTACTCTATATGAATGGGAGTTTGATGGAGAGGGAAATATAACAGCCTTCATTCAAATGTCACCACCAGACTATAAAGTAGTTAGCATACCTCTAGAAAAAGGACTTTTATTTAGAACTAGGAATAATAGAGATAATCCAGAAGGTAAATCACTTCTTAGAAATGCTTATAGACCTTGGTATTTTAAGAAACGTATTGAAGAAATTGAAGGCATAGGTGTAGAACGTGACTTAGCAGGTTTACCTGTTTTACAAGCACCTGAAGGCATGGATTTGTGGAATGACCAGGATGAAAGAATGGTGGCTTTGAAAGCTAATGCAGAAGAGTTAATAAAGAACATACGTAGAGATAGCGAAGAGGGGGTCCTCCTACCTTTTGGATGGGATTTGAAGTTGTTATCTACAGGCTCTTCTAGACAGTTTGATACTAATGCTATAATAAATAGGTATGATAACAGAATAGCAATCACTATGTTATCTGATTTAGTATTAATTGGCGGTGAAAAGACAGGTTCTTTTGCACTTGCAGATACTAAACAATCTCTACTATCAGTAGCTTTAGAATCACAACTTAATAACATAGCAGATGTAGTTAACAAGTTTGCGGTACCAAAACTGTTTATGTACAATAATTTTGAAGGTATTACAGACTATCCACAATTATGTCCTGGACAAATAAATACACCAAGTCTTAAAGAACTTGCATTAATTCTACGTTCTATGGGCTTAGATATATCTAAAGATATAGAATTGATGAACTTCTTAAGAAAGGTTTCAAGTATGCCAGAGCTTGACCAGGATACTTTCAAGAAAATATATGAAAACCAGGTAGGCGATGCAAATCCACCTAAAGTTAAAAATCTTCAAAGAAAAGATACTACTGGAACTAAAGAGAGTAAAGATGACGCTACATCTAACTATCTAGAACAAAGTGATATGACTTATACTGGACAATAAGGAGGTGTAATTTATGAGCGATATCTATAAAGAAAAAGGTTTTGATGAAACATATGGGCAAAGTATCTATAAAGAAGAAGATGAGATAGATATTGTTAAGTCATTGAATGAGAGCCAAATGGTTTTTGGATGGGCTAATATATCTATTATGGCTGATGGTGAGATACCTTTAGACTGGCAAGGAGATATTACATCACCTGATGTGCTTGAGAAAGCTGCATATAAGTTTGTTCTAAAATATAGAACTACAGGTGAAATGCATGAAGGTAATGTCAAAGGTTATCTTGTAGAAAGTGTAATGTTTACTAAACAGAAAATGTCTCTTATAGGTATTCCTGAAAATACAGTACCAGAAGGATGGTGGGTTGGCTTCTATATACCAGACGCAGAAGTGTTTGATAAGGTTAAAAGTGGTCAATATAAAATGTTTTCAATACAAGGTAAGGCTAAGAGGCTAAAAGTTTAAAAAAGTGTTATGTCCTTTATAACATTTGCGTATAATAAATAGTGAGGGGGTGATATTAGTGCCCAACATAATACTTGATTTAGAAGTTGATAGAGTTGACTTAGTTGATGAAGGTGCCAATTCAGAGGCTTTCATAAAACTATATAAGAGAAAGGAGACGAGTGCTGATATGGATTTTAATGAAATTCTTGAAAAGATGAAGCCAGAACATGCTCAAATAGTTAAAGATGAATTAGCTAAAACTAAAACAGAAGCTACTTCTGAAGTAGAAAAAGCTAAAACTGAAATTACTACTGAGCTTGAAAAAGCAAAGACTGATTTAGCAACAGCTAATGAAGAAATTGCTAAGATGAAAGCTGATGCAGAAGCTTTGACAGTTGAGCTTGAAAAAGCGAAAAATTGTTCAGAATGCGGTAAAGCTAAAGGCACAACTGAAACATGTAAAGCATGCGGAGAACACAATAAAATGATGAAATCTGCAGACGTGGATGAAGTTATGAAGAGCCTTGACCCTTCTGTACAAGAAGTTTTCAAGTCACTTAAAGCACAGAAAGAAGCAGCTGAAGAAGTGGTTAAACAGATAAACGCTAAGCGTGTTGAAGAAGAAGCCATTGCTAAAGCTAAAGACCTTAAAGCTATACCAGTTGAAGAAGCTAAACTAGTATCTCTTATGAAAGGTATTACACCTGAAGTATATGAGGTATTGAAAGCAGCAAACGCTGCAATCGAAAATAGTGGCTTACTTGATACTGTAGGTAAAGCAAAAGGCGGAGATAATAACCAAGACGCTTGGGCTAAGATTGAGAAGAAAGCTGAAGAGTATCTTACAGCAGACACTAAGCTTACTAAGCAAATGGCTATTGCTAAAGCAGTAAAAGAAAACCCAGACCTTTATAAAGAATATTTGACAGGAGGTGCTAAATAATGTCAGCATATGAGATTCCAAGTTTAAGATTTAGTGCGGAAGCTTCTGCTATAGTAAACAGGAGACGTTTCGTAAAGTTTGATGCTAATGGAAAAGCACTTCAAGCTGCTGCAGGAGAAGCTGCTGTAGGTGTTTCTACAAACAGTACTGCAATAGGTGAAGTTCTTGAAATTGCAGATGGTATTGTAATGGTTGAAGCTGGTGGTGTTATTGCAGCTAACGCTGTGGTACAAGCAGATGCTAACGGTAAAGCTGTTACTAGAACTACAGGTTATGCATTAGGAACTGCTTTAACTGGTGCAGCTGGTGCTGGTGAGTTGATAGCAGTTAAAACACCTGGAGTTGGTATTGGAGGTAACTTAACAACTATTGTTGCTGATGTAGCTAACTTAGCTGCTGGTGCAGACGTTGCAGATGTTCCTTTCTATGTTGTACCAGCTGGTTATAGACTTACAATTAAGTCTGTAGATGTGGTTTCCTTAGGTAACCCAGCAGGTATAGACGATGCAAATACTTGTGTTGTACTTGTTGAAGAAGGTGCTACTAAAATAGCAGATAAAACATATGACACAGCTAATGCTTTCCCAGCAGGTGGCGCAGCAGATACTCTAACTCTTGTTGGAGCAGCAGCTGTTAGAGCGGCTGGAGATGTATTGACTTACTCAGTAACAAACGGTGCAACAGCTGACCCTGCTGCATTCGCAATCCAAATAACCGGCTTATTAGAAGCTGTATAATGAAAGGAGTGAATGATAGATGCCTACTAAACAGCAAGCACATATAGATAAAGCGTTGACTAACATCTCTGTAGCTTATATGCAGGATGAGAATGCGTTTATATCTGATAGAGTATTCCCTAAGATTCCTGTTAAGAAACAGTCAGATGTGTACTTTATTTACAATAAAGGTGACTTCTTCAGGGATGAAGCTAAAGTAAGAGGAGGAGCTTCTGAATCTACTGGTTCAGACTACGGAGTAGAGTCAAGTGACCCTTACTACTGCAAAGTGTACGCATTCCACAAGGATGTAACTGAGCAGGATAGAGCAAACTATGACGAACCTCTTAATGCAGACCAGGATGCTACAGACTTCGTTACTCAGAAAATGTTAATTAGAAGAGAAATGCAATGGGCTAGTAAGTTCTTCGTAACAGGTGTATGGGGAACAGAAGTTCAAGGTGTTGGCGCAGCTCCTGGAGCTGGTCAGGCTCTTCAGTTTGACAAAGCTAATTCCGACCCTATCGGAACTATCACTAGTCAAGCAGTAGCAATGGCAGGTCTTACAGGTTTCAAACCTAATACATTAGTTCTTTCACCACATGTTTTCTTGGCTCTTAAGAACCATGAAGATATTCTTGATAGAATTAAGTATACTCAGAAAGGTATTGTTACTGCAGACTTGTTAGCAACACTTTTTGAAGTTGATAATGTTTATGTTGCATGGGGTGTTGTTAACTCAGCTAACCAAGGAGCAACAGATAGTATTAGCTTTATTATGGGTAAGCATGCATTACTATGCTACGTTAACCCAAGACCAGCTCTCAAAAAACCATCTGCTGGATATATCTTCACTTGGACTGGATTAGAAGGTGCAGGCGCTTACGGTAACAGAATCGTTAGATTACCTATGGATATGCTTGGTCTAGGTACTGAAAGAATTGAAGGAGAAATTGCCTTCGATGCTAAAGTTATCGCTTCCGACCTTGGTGTATTCTTAAAGGATATCGTAAGCTAATGAATGCTATATTTGTAGCAAGAAAACCTTTTAAAACATGCGGAAACTTTTATGCATTAGGGTCTATTATAACAGACCCTTCTGCAATAAAGTTTTTCAATACCAAGTTAAGAGAAGGTAAGATAGTAGAAGTTAATGAGAGCAATGCAGAACATATAGCAGAATATGTGACTGCAAAAACAGGTGAAAACCCTATTGAAAGTTACAAAGAGTTACTTAGCAAAGAATCGATCGAAACAGACACTGTAGGTGAAGTTGAGGAAGAAGCTATAGAAATAGCGAGTATAGCTGCTGTAGAATCTGTAAGCGAGATAGCTAAAGAGTCTGCAAATACTATAGTTGATAAGCCTGTAGTAAAGCCTATGGTAGTAGTGAAACCAGTAGTTAAACCAGTTATAAGAAAGTAGGTGATAAGTATGGCGTGGACTTATTCTGGTGACCCAAATAGTTCTGATAAAGATAAGTACCGCTTCTTAATAGGAGACACTATTTCTACTGACCCTATATTGGCAGATGAAGAAATAACCTTCATATTGAATACTTATCAACCTGAAACAACAAGACTGTACTACTTATATAATAGTGCAGCAAATGTTCTATCAAATGACATTAAGAAATCACTAGGTCCACAATCTGAAGACCCTACTTCTAGACTAGAGCATTTTCAAAAGAATGCTAAGGAATATAAGTCTAAAATGAATGCTTCAGGTTTATCATTACCAACGTATGCATCATGTAAATCTTTTACGAAAGGACTGCATGACAATGTTTAAATCGACAAAGAAATGGTTAAACATTCCTATACAGATAAAACCTTTCCTACAGTATGATGGTGCAGGTGATAAATCATATGATGTGGCAGTAGACACTAAGTGTTATAGAGAAGGAAAAACGGTTGTAGTTAGAGATGTGGCTGGTAATGAAATAGTATCTCAAAAGCAACTATACATAGATGGTTCTGTAGTTATTAAAACTACAGACTTAATAGTATTAGATGGGAAAGATACTACGATACAAGCCATAGGAGCTTTCTACGATGGTAATACTAACGGTACTGTTCCAGATATATGGGTGGTGTATTTATAATGGCATTTAAAGCTAGGTTAGATATGAACTTTGATGGTTTTGAGGCAAGCCTCAGAACGGCAATAGATAGGGTTGATAGAGGAACTAAGAAAGCTACAATCAATGCTTGTGAAGAAATTCTTGAAGAAAGTTTAAAGCAAGTACCTAGAGATACAGAAACACTAGCTAAGTCTGGTTATATAGAAATCAAAGGTGCTTACAAGAACTTTACAGGTGAAGTTGGTTATGGCGGAAATGGAGACCCTATAAATCCTAAAACTGGAGAACCTGCCTCAAGCTATGCACTAATAGTGCATGAGGATTTGACTGCAGAACATCCTGTAGGTAAAGCTAAATTTTTAGAAGACCCTGTAAGGGAATACGCTAATAAGTTTAAAAGAAATGTTGTTAGTGTAATAAATGAAGAACTTAAGTAGGAGGTGATGGTATGTCAAATTTACTCTTAGACATTGTAACTTATTTAACTACAGAAGGTCTTGTTACAGGTGATGGTGTAGATGCTTTTAGAGATTTTACTCCTGAAGAACCTAATGCAGTAGTAAGTGTCCATGAGTACAAAGGTTCACCACCACCATTATTTGAAACCATTTCTACTAGAATGGTTCAAGTTGCTGTAAGGGATGTTTCTTCTACCGCAGCTAGAAATAAAGCATTGGATTTGTATAATGCGTTACACTCCCCAGACACATATTTAGATTTAACAGCAAGTCGTTGGGCACTCATACAACCTATGAATACTCCAACAAAGATAAGAGTTGACAAGCAGAGTAGAGTCTTTTATGGCTTTAATCTTAGTATCACAACACAACATGATTAATGAAAGGAAGGTGTGTATTAATGTCAGTACTAATAGGTTTAAATTCTTTGTACTACGCAATATTGACAAGTGACCCAGTTGGTGGAACTCCTACTTATGATGCTCCAGTAAGAATTGCTGGTGCTATTAAAGCCGGTGTTAATCCTAATGCATCACTTGAAACTTTATTTGCTGATGATGGTCCAAGTGAAACAGCTTCAACAATAGGTCAAATATCTGTTGAGTTAAATGTTTCAGACCTTGACCTTGACACTCAAGCTGTTCTATTAGGTCATACAAAATCAGGTGGTATCCTTATAAGAAAAGGTGGCGACGTTCCTCCATGGGTTGCTCTTGGATTTAAGACACTTAAATCTAATGGTAAATACCGTTACACCTGGTTAGCAAAAGGTAAGTTTGCTATCCCTGAGCAAAACAATGAAACAAAAGGTGACACAGTTACTTTCCAAACTCCAACTATCCAAGGCTCTTTTGTTAAGAGAGATAGTGATGATGAATGGGAAAGACACATTGATGAAGATGATACAGACTATTTACCAGCACTAGGTACTGCCTGGTTTACTAGCCCAATTGGAAGTAATGATACTACTCCTCCTACATTGAGCTCTGTAGTTCCAGCTGATGCTGCTGCAGGTGTTGCTGTAGGTTCTACTGTAGTATGGACTTTCAATGAAGCATTAGCATTATCTACTATTAATTCTAATAACTTCATGGTAATGGAAGAAGTTAGTGGAACTAAAGTACCTGGTGCATTAACAGTTAACGCAGGTAGAACTATTGTTACGTTTACTCCTACAGGTAATATGGATGCAGCTACTCTACACATAGCAATTGTAGGTAGTGGTGTTAAAGACCTTAGCGGTAATGCATATGCAGGTTCAGTATCAACATTCACAACAGCTTAATAATTAAAAATTGAGAGGAAATGATAATATGGCACAGGTTAAGGATGTAAGACGTATCCCAGTAACAATAGAACTTGGTGGTAAGAAACGTACTATCAAGTATGACCTGAATGCCTTTGCTGAGCTCGAACTTCGGTTCGGCTCAGTACAAAAGGCAATGGAATCATTGGAAACTGGAAGTATGAAAAGTGTAAGAACAGTATTATGGGCAGGGCTTATACATGAGGAAGCAATAATAGATGAAATTCTTGGAGAACCTACTGGATATAAGATAACTCCTTTTGATGTAGGAGGATGGGTTGAACCTTCTATGATGCAAGAAATTTCAAATAAGATTGCTCAAGCTGTACAAGGCGATTTACCAGAAGTTGCTGCTGCTACAGCACCAATAAACACAACTGTAGCAAAAGAAGGAGAAGTAATAGAAATGGCCAAAGTTGTATTAACTCCTGAAGAAGAAGCCCAAGCAAAGGCGGAAGAAGAAAAAAACGCTTAGAACGCACCGTTGAGAATTCAACCCCCATTAACGATGCGTGGGACTGGCCTTTCTTATACTATGTCGGCACGGTGTCACTAAAAATGACGCCGGCCGCTTTTTGGAAATGTACCCCTAAAAAACTCAATGTACTTTCTAAAATACATACTGAAGTTAACGGAAGTAATTCTAAAAGTGGCAAAGGCAAGTATAAGAATAAACCAAATGGAAATGTTGGTTATATAGACCAAATATTCTAGTAAGGGGGTGCTATAATGGAACTAAATAATATATCTGCTCGTGTCACGTTGAATACCGATGCTTTTAGTCAGGGATTAAGACGTATGCTTCTAGATGCTAGAAGAACAGGCAGAGAAGTACAAAACGCTCTTGGCGGTTCTGGAGGTGGCGGTATCCCACTTAGACCACCAGGACGAGGCGGCTTTGCTGACCAGGATAGACTTGTTAATAGGTTTAGAGATATTCAGAGAATAGTAGGTGGTATTCTGATATCTCAAGCCTTTTATAGAGCTGTGAATGCGATACAAAGTGCATCAGGAGCAGTTGTAGATTTTTCAATGAACATGGAAGTTGCTTACGCTTCTTTTACAAGATTACTTGGAACTGAAGAAAAAGCTAAAGGATTTATAGCGGTAATGAAAGACTTTGCAGCATTAACTCCATATTCTACAGAACAAAC